ATCCAGCACATGAACCAATTCTTGCGGCCAGCAGGGTCTAGCACCATGTACCTAGTGACGTTTATCCTAGGAATTTTTTCGTGGGGTATGACATTTACATCCGTATTAAAATTAGGGAACTGACAACTAAAACTCTTGGTGGGAATACCATACGCACGGCACAAGATTTCTTCCTCTGGCCTATTAGCTAAGTCCTTGGCAATACGGTCATAGCCGCCAAAGGGATTATCCTTGGTATGGAAGTATATGACGGCGGCATTACGATTCTTGGAGTGTTGGATCGTAGACACCATTCTTCCTCCAAGTAGTTCTGCTGGTTTGCTTTCTATTGTTGTAGCCCCGCCAATGTAGTCGCGCACCACCTCTGTGTACCCATCAATAGGGGTAAACGTCACAATCATCTTGGCATTGCGAGTAGCCAAACGAAATCTAAGGGTGTTAAGAAGGTCTGGCCCAATCAAGTACTCGTCGCACCATGCCCCAATGTTCATCACCTTAGCATCCCTACAGCCCAGCTCAGCACCTTCCAGGATCGTATCGTTGTTCAAGTACTGCGCGTATGTCTTGAAAATTATTTGCGACAGGCTATTAGGCAGAATCAAACTCCCTTTGCTAAAGCCGTTCTTTCTGGTGTAGCTGACATTCTCCTCAGCCCCCAGCATCTTCTTTCTATATTCTTCTGGCAGAGCATCATAGATGGCACTCTGCTGTTGACGAATAGATACGTCGGCGTTCTGGCTAAAGCACATGATGACGCTGCCGTGGTTCTCAATTGCCGCTTGCACTACAGCCCTAGCTGCATAACTTGTTTTACCAGAACGATTACCGCCGCTAATCAATATCTCTGTGAACTTGGCAAGCTGCTGGTCGGCCTGTTTCCAATGCGGCAGGACAAAGCCATACCGATAGCTGTCTCGCTCGCTATTGGCAATGGACGAATGATATATCTCCCATAGCTCCAGCAACTTGCTAGGCTCCATCTGCGCCATCTCATCAGGCGTCGGCGGACAAAGCACTGGGTGTGGTTTCCACTTCATGCGGCTGGCGCCACTACAAAGCTTTCCACAGGAATAGCATCCTTTATCACGGAAGCCTTAGCAGCATTGATCGCGGCAATAGCATCCTCCAGGGAAGGCTTACCAGACCTATGCTCTACAACTACCTTAGCCTCGCCCAAGCTCTGTAACGCTTTATCCATAGCAATACCGTATGACAACACTAGGTCGCGGGTGTTCACCTTCTTCATAGCCTCCTCATCATTTGCTAACATCTCAGCCTTCTGAGCAATTAGTAGGCGCATCTTCTCCGCTATCTCAAACCCATCTGCTGCAAGCTGTTGTCTACGAACGTCCATAGCCATTTCATTGCGGGCTTTCAAACTACTAATGGCATTAAAAGATAGGCCAGTCTCTTTGCGTATCTCCTCAAATGTCCATCCCTGACACAGCCTCTCTAACGCCAACACAGCTTCTTTAGGCCGTTTGCTTTCCGTAAGCGCACCATTACCCCCATGCGCCGCCACACTTGATGCGATCACGGGTAGAACGTATTCCTTATCCATCCTAGCATCCTACCCCCTAACAACATCTGTGTCAAGCATATACTCGTTTCCTTTACACGTTAAATAAACGTGATAAGAAAAACCAATTTTTTTGCGGCATCCATACCACCTAAAGGGAGTGTTTTAGCTTTATACCCTAGGAGTAGTATTATAGTACTAGCAGTTAGCAGACAGACCCAGTTGCTATTTTTTTTAAATAGTCGGTTTACCAATAATACCAGCCCACGCGCGCGCACGCGCGACCCCCCTCCCCCCATGCTGTGCTGCCCTGCCCTGCCTAGCGTTGCCCAGCTTGCCCTCGCGCGCGTGTATCGCGCCAGGCGCGCACGCATATACGCCTGGGCGCGTGTGAAACGCGCTTATGCGCCCGTGTATAGCTGATCTTGCTTCTGCTTTTTGTACTTTTTGCGTAAAGCTAGGGGAAACCATTACAAGCCGCATTGCGCCGTGCATTGCCTGTGCGTTTGCTTGTGTCCCCTAAAGCTTCCTTCTCTTCTCTCTTCTGATTAGGTGATCCGTTTGTTTTAAGTGCGCCGATTTGCGGGGGATTTCGCTTAGGCTATTGCGCTTTTAATTAGACCTTTAAAATAATTGCATAATTATGTTGCAATGGGATTCTATTTATGTCTTACCTTATTCCGTTCAGTAAATCTCAAATATAAAAATCCAATGTCTAAACAATCCATATATGCAAGTTACGTTCGCTTCTGCGCTGATAATGTTAACGAACGCAATTCAAACCAAATACTAACGTTTGCTCAAATTGACTCCGGTGAATTTGGGAACTGGTCATATTTCCGGGAAGCATTAGCAAATTGCGGATATTAAAACTTAACTATCAAATCCGGTGAATTATAAAAACATAAAAATTCTGCAGAAAGCGTTATCTTCTTCTGACAAAGTATTGATGCGGGAAGCTTTAAAAATCGCAATTCAGCACAAGGAGATCGAGTTGCAAGCTAGCGCAGAAACAAAAGACTATTCTGCTTATCGGCGTCAACAATTGCAATATGCTCAATTAAATGAGTCTTTGCATTCTCTAAGCTTTAACTAATTTATAAAACTTAATTCCATGGAAAACAAACCAAAATATTCTATAGATAGTTTGCACGTTTCCGTTGCTATTGCTTTAGCAAAACCGGATCGAAAGTATTTTAGCCTCACCGCCAAGCAAGGGGCAGAATTAATATCCGCCATTGAAGCATTACGGGCAAATGCAACGCAGAAGTGAATAATAAACCAAAATACAAACAAATCCCATTATGAAACCCACCGGCTATTTAATACATGAGGGCGAGAAAAACGGTCACCCGTTCGCCGTTATTGCTACACTCAAAACTTCAAACCGTAAAACTGGTAACATGATCCAAATTTGGTTTTTGTTGCGCGACATCTCGCCAGTTGAGGGAGTCAAATCAGGATTAGATGCACGTACCATTTGCGCCGAATGCCCGTTCGCTTCCGGGAATGGTTGTTATGTCAACGTAGGGCAAGCTCCATTGGGAATTTGGAAAGCTTACCGTAAAGGGCGTTATCCGCAATTGAATCCGGTGGATTATTCAAAAGTATTCTCCGGCAGATCCGTTCGTTTCGGTGCATATGGTAATCCCTCTCTGCTTCCGATTAGCATGGTCCGGGCCATTGCTAGCATTAGCACCGGTTGGACCGGTTATTTTCACGATTGGCGGACCAATCCATTTGCAAGCGAGTACGCGAAGTATTTTATGGCTAGCACGGAAACCGCAGATTCGTTCGCGCAAGCTTCTGCTTTAAAGCTTCGCGTGTTTCATGCTTCACCCATTCAACCGGAAAACACTCTTGAATGCTTATCGGAAACCAAAGGTCTTGAATGCGCTAAATGTAAACTCTGCGCCGGACTGTCTAAGTCACGTTTGCCTAGCATTTGGATCAATCCGCATGGGTCCAAAGTTGCCCGCGCAAACGCACAAGCTTTGTCAGTAAACAATTAAACCAATAACAATAATAATAATAATATGAAATCGTATAAGACGGAGGTTTTAGTAGAGGGCAAATGGTCAAGTAACGCTTGCGTATACGCTACACAAGCAGAAGCAACAGACGCCGGTCACGAATTGCTTTCCCGGTGGTTTGTACCGAAAGATTCGCGGGCCGTTGAATCTAATGATCCGGTGAATTATCGTTTTGACCCGGTGTCGTATCGGTCAATCTCTCTTAACAATTAATCCCATATATCATGTATACCGTTAAAAATTACAAAAGTAAAAAAGAGTTATTGAACGACCTAAAGCTAGGTTTCTCAATTGACACGTTTCAACCGGGGGGATTTTTTCCTGGCGCAACTGAGGGGAGTGTTTGCTTAGAAGGACCGCATTATCCGCAACCACATCGATGGTCCGCGACTGCGATATTGAAGGGGGGCAAGGTCATTTCCTGTAAGTAACCCGTACGCTAATCCGTACGCTAAGTTAACCCGCTCCCGGTTCGCCGAGGCGGGTTTTCCCGGTGAACAGTAACCCATTAAATAAATAAAAACATGACAACCGAAACCGCCGCCATTATTGGCGCAGATAAAAACACATTGCTAGGCTTACTATACGCCTTTATTAATAAAAGGCCGCAACTAGAGTTTGGCAATTACGGCGACCGTACCGCCTACCGCTCCGAAATTCGGAGCATCACAAGGCAACGCGCTGACGCGCTAAGATTGCTCCGCGCCGTTGAGTTGCGGGATAGCATCACCGCCGCCGATATTATTGCGGCTTTTAATGGCCGTCTGACCTTGGGAACAAACAAAGGCAAGCTGTGCTTAGACTATTGCACGGGGCAGTATTGGCCCACCGAATACCGCGCCGCCGTTGCCCGCCTTGCGTCATCGCTGCTTTGGGGCTATTGGCGGGATGCTTCTTATTATGTAAATGACGGGGGGCTAAATGTTGCCAATTACATTCGGAAAACCGCCAAGCAAGAGCTTGGTCGCGGGATTGCTTCGCGTTGGTTCAATTAATAACTTCAACCCATAAATAAAATGAAAATAATCGGTCAGAAAAGTAATAATGAATTATCGGCATTAGGTTTCAAATTTACTGCCTCTAGCTTTGCTTTTAGACAAGGGGAATGCCTTGTTCAGAGCTTTATTGCGAAATACAAAGGATTAAAAGTTCACGGTTGGTTTACCAAAGGTGTTTACGAGATTAGCATAATTAGGTAATAATCCTCAACTCAAACCCAATGCCCTACCGCCTCATTCGTGAGCGGCGGGGCTTTTGGGTGTCAACGTCCGGGCAATTCCGCCCGGCCCTGACTTTATATACATGAAAACGAACAAACAAACGGTTTATCCTAGGTTATGTGCCGGTATGCCCGCCCTTGAAGATACGAATGCTATATGGTGGCGGGCTATGGGCTATGCTGATGGTCTATATTTAGGCCACAAATACCACGAGAGCATGGTAGACCGAGCGAATGGAACGGATTACCATTGGTACAAAGTTGGCTATGATGTGGGAGTTGCAGAATTCTGTTTTGCGGAGGGGGACGAATGAAAATCAACATTAAGAAATTATTAACTCAGTCTTTGATCTTAGCCATTAATGCACCAACTCATGGGCAATCTTTACGCGCTGTAGAGCTTGCCAATTATTACGCTAATCAACTAAACACCAAAGATATACAGCAAGCAAAAACTGAAGCCATTAATGCAATAAAGGGGGTTTTATGAGAACCAAAGAACAACTTTTAAAAGAGATCAAATCGATTTGCCTTAATTCATGGTGCTTATGTACGGACGGGAGCGAAGGCGATATGACCGTCTATGACCTCCAAATCGTTTTATGCTTTCTCAAAGATGAAAACTGAAACTTGGACAACCTACATAACAGCAGTCGAAGCCGCGCAAGCTATCGGCGACTTTATTCCATCAAACCCTCGATACGAAAGGGAGGATCAGAGCGAGAATGAAGCTTTGGTTTTTCTCTCCGACAATCTGTCAGAAAATGAATGGTTAGAAAATGAAGATGGTTCAATATCACTCAAAAATTAATCTTATGTCATATCTTATCGGTTTTGTCTTTCTTCTCCCGGCTTTCGCCGTCTGTTGGCTAATCTTCGACTGTTATTTAGTGGGTAAGTCAATAGACGACGAAAGGGGGCTTAAATGAATGTTCTAAATCTTTATGCTGGATTAGGCGGAAACAGCAAATTTTGGACAGACGTTGAAGTAACCGCCGTCGAATTAGACCCGCGCATTGCGACCGTCTATCAAAGGTTAAATCCTACGCACAAAGTTATTGTTGGTGATGCTCATCAATATTTGCTGGATCACTTTCGTGAATTTGACGGCGTTTGGTCTTCCCCACCGTGTCAAACACATGGTGCAATGGCTAAAGCAACTCGCCACAAGTTGAGGCGTTATCCCGATATGTCGCTTTACCAGGAAATATTGTTTTTAAAACATTTCTTTAAAGGGTGGTATGTAGTCGAAAACGTAATCCCTTATTATGATCCATTGATTCAAGGGAAGAAAAGCGGAAGACATATATATTGGTCTAACTTCTCATGGCCGGATTTTCATGTCGATGCACCTCGTAATTTTATAAATTTATGCAATTTAGAGGGAAAGCAAAAATTAATGGATTGGCTTGGTATTCATTACCCCGAAAACATATATTTCGGTAAAAATCATTGCCCCGCCCAAATATTAAGAAATTGCGTTCATCCTTTGGTAGGTAAACATATACTTAATGCAGCAAAGATTTTTATAGACAATACTCATAATGAAAAAGAATAACAATAAAGTTAAGAGGGTGATGCTGCAACGCGCCACTCTCTCGGTACACCCCGATACAAAGGCCGTCTTACAGATTTGGCGGGCATTCTATGGCATCCCCTATGGTCGATCCCTCGATGCCCTAGTGGACTACGCAAAGCTCAAACCAGACTTTAGACTGCCTTTAGCTGGGAATAGGAAGAGCTTGGCCCAAAAAGAGATCAAAATAAACCTTGACCCAACATAACAATGCAACGAAGATATCCCCAGTCAGTACTGAAGGTGCTGTCGAGCATTTTTTTGGGAGTTGTCATATTCTCCTATGAAACAAGCCCGGAGTACCTTCAGTACTGCCGGGGTTCTTCTTTTCCCGATCTAGAGAAAACACCTTACCAACTGACCCGAAAAGGGCAGGACGTAAGGACTTTACACGGTGTCGCCTCGCCCAACTACCAAGCGACTTAAAAAATGACGCGCCAGCAATGGCGGTGAGTACCGTGAGCATGGGTGAATCGAGTCAATGCCGTCCCAAACGCTCACGCAGATGACCACGGCTCCAGCTTTTCAGACTGCCAAGCATCTCACCCAGCAATGGGTGGGTTTTGCCCACTTTCCCACTTTTCAGAAGACTGCCACGCATCTAGACCGGATGGTCTAGTCGTTTTTCCATAGGATAAAACGAGCAGTTTCCTTAACATAAACCAACAAACAAAATGACAGATCAGTTCATGCATTTAAGACAGGCGGGGCTAATTCAAACGGCCCAGCCTTTGCCTCC